AACCAGCAGATGCAAGACCATCACTTGGAGTCGAACCTACGAATGGATTTGAAATCATTCCATATCTAGTTTTGAAACCAATTTTTGGTTGGAAAGTATTCTCACCAACTGCACGAACCATTTGCAATGGAACATACGGGCAATAGAATACACCAGCATCATAAGGGTTTGAACCTCTGTAACCTACAGTCATGTAACCTTCGTTACTATGACCACTAACTGGGTCAAGAGTGTAATATGGGTCAATATAAACTTTATATTTACCATTTAGAACACCTACGAATGTGTTACCAGCATCATCAACATTTAATTCAGTGTTAAGAGCTGGAGCATAGTCAAGCATTCCTGCCATTGACAATGCAGAAGCAACATCAGATGAGCAAAGGATAAAGTTACCTTTTCCTCTTCTTGACTCTCTTGCGATTACATTAGCATCTCTTTCGATTTGGAAGAGCATACCTTTGAACTTCTCAACTGACCATCTACCAGATGAATCAACATCTAAGTCGAATCTACCAGCATTAGCAACACCAGTTTGAGCACCAGCTTTTGCTTGGATGTTAACAGTTCTTACAACTTCTCTGTTGATTTCAGCTAAGATTTCAGCAGAAAGAATGTTTGCAAGTTCTGTTTCAGCATCAAGACCATGAATTGCTTTAAGGTCTTGTGCAAGTTCAATTGTGTATTCAGCTTTAAGAGCTCTTGACTTTGCAGTCACAGTTGCTTTCTCAATTGTGAAAGCCATTGATGCAAAAGGATTTGATGCTTCAACATCACCTAATGCTTCACCTGCAGCTGTAGTCATACCAGTACCAGTTGCATAAGTAGCTGCATCCCCAAATGGGTCTGTACCTGCTTGTGTTCCCGCACCAGAGAAATCTGTATCAGCTTCATCGAATAACGCCTCGGTCATTGCTAACCTTGAAGTGTTATCGTTATAACGAGCCTTCATACAGAATACTAATCCTGTAGGGCCAGTCATTGGTTGCACACCACAGATGTCGTATGCAATTAAGTTTGGAAGAGACCTTCTAACTAAAGAAATAAGTATAGGATTCCAATTTGCAATCCCAGAACCATCAGAACCAACAGCAGCGTTAACTGGTGATGCCTCAGTAAGGTTTGATACTCCATTTTCTTCATTAAAAGCTCTTTCTTGGTTCTCTAGAACCACAGAAGTTACAGCTTTTTTGTAAGGGTCACTGATTTCTGGTAAATCTGGATGACTCAATACTGGCTGCCACTTCTCTTGTAAAGTTTCTGACATAAACATTTTATGTTTCCCCTTTTAATTTAAAAGTGTTAATATTTAAAATCGACCTTATCTATATTTGTTAGGGTCAATTTTTCCTAATGCGGCAGAATATGCAGCCATACTTGGGTCAAGGATTTTATCCTCAGTCGAAGTATTTTCATCGCTATCACTAACCACTTCTTCATCTAACTGTAATTTCTCTTTAGAGTCACTAAAGTAAGATTCTTTGATTGTTTGAACATTCTGAGCAAAATCTTCATCTTGGTCTAAATCTTCAATCAACTTTGTAAGTTTCTCGACTTCACTTGAAGTTAAGTCACTTGAAACTTCTGATACCACTTGTGCTCTGACAAGTTCATCTCTTTCTTGAGATAAATCGATATTTTTTGAAACTTCTTCATTTAGTTTAGCTTCAACTTCTTCGATTTTACTTGCAAGTTCATCGACAACATCTAATTTGTCATCTGGAACTTCCACATAATGGTCTTCAAACAGTCCTTTAAGTCCTTGTATAAAGTTTTCGGTTAACTCAGACTTAAGTCCTCTTTCGATTGCAAGTTCGTTTTCTTTAACCCACTCTTCTGCAACATAACCTAAGAAAGAATCAACTCTATTGACTAATTCTTCTTTGATTTCGTTAGATGCTTCAACGACCTCTTCTCTCTTTTGAGATTCAAGTTCTTCTTTGATTTCACTAACTTTTGCAGATACAGCAGCTTCAAAAACTACTTTTGCTTTATTTTGAAATTCTTCTGAAAGGTCTTCACCTTCGACAAGAGCTGCAACATCATCTGACATGTCGTAAGATTCTTTTTTGGACTCTTCTTTGTCCTCATCTTCATCTTCTTCATCATCATCAGAATGTGATGCTTCTTTTACCTCTTTATCTTCTTCATCTTCATCTTCATCTTCTTCTTCATCAGATGCTTCTAAGATTGCTTGTAAAGATTCTTTCACTACCGATTCATCCTCAGATTTGAAATGTTCAGCAATTTTCTTAAGAAGGTCAGCTTTAGTAGACTCTGATTTTTCATCTTCATCTTCATCTTCATCATCTTCTTTATCTTTCATGTCCATTTCATTGACTAAGGATTGGATGTCATCCTTCTCA